AAATATACATCCTACAATTATAGGGTCATTATAATTTGACTCCACTTCTGCATATGTTGTCCAGTGCTTATCATTTTTTGGTGAACGATAAATACAATTTATACCAATTAGGGAAACAAGTTGCTTGAAGTAAACCCTATTGATTTTTATATTATTTGGATTAAGAAGAATTCCGTAATCTCTTTTACTTTCGCTCATAGAGCCTACTCCTTATATATTAAAATAGGGAAGAGTGAACCTTTGCAAAATTCACTCTTCCCAAAGAGTTCACCTATTATTGTTATACAATATAGGGTAATGAGTTATAGCAAAATTAGAAGCGGGAACCAACAACTTTGCCCTTAACCAACAGAGGGCTGAAAGGACGCTCTTCTGAAGCCTTACGACCAGCACCAGCCTCAACAACGACCTTATCTCTTCCCTTATCATCCTTCTCAATCGTGAAGCTGTCTTCAGCGAAACCGGCAGGCAGTTTGGACAGAATCTGGAAGTCGTACAAAGTACTAAATCCCTGAGATTCGCCACCATCGGCAAAGGTCAGCAACTGAGTTGGAACAATAGGCATATATGGAGCATAGACAGCGGCAGATGTCTTCAGGTCAGAGCCGTTGACACCGATAACGAATGTGCCGTCCTCCATAATAGGAGAAACGAAAATCTTCAGACTGTTCAGAGTGCCGGCGAAATAAGGACCAGCAACATCAGAAGCAGGAGCTGCCTGGAAGTTAGGAGCAAAACTCAGAACTGGCATAATGTCAGCCGCAATAATCATATAGTTGGGGCTGAACTTCTGGGTTGCTTTGTAAATCTTTGCCTTCGCAATTTCGATAACTTCTGCGAAAGAAGCATACTGTTCAGAAATGCTCAGGCCAATTCTACCCTGACGATTCCAAATCAAATCTGCACTTAAAGGAGCAGCGTCACACAGACCAGCAACGATTTCGGAGTCGATTTCGTAGCTCAATTCACCAACAGCCTGGGAAGCTAACTGGTCACCCAGATTGAAACCATAGTCAGTCTGTGCCTGGAAAGCAGCAATCTGAGAGAAGTAAATAGCAATTCTACGAGCACGAGCTCTTAACTGGATGCTGTTCAGACGAGCGGACAGAATAGGCAGGTCATCCTGAGGAATTACAGTGTTGTCGTAAATATATGCAACACGCAGACCATCTTCTAAATCTGGAACTTCGCTCAGAATAATGGCTTTCTTAGCCTCTTGCTTATTCTTTGCGTTAGTGCCATATCCACCTCTCCAACCATCAGCTTCAGCGGTAGGATAAGGCATATAGTTTTCAAGTTTAAGGTCACGAGCCTGTGCGGCTTCTTCTTCTGTGGCATCGGGGTCAGCAATAATAGCACTCTGATGTGCCATATCTTCAGCAGCATGGAAAGGATTTAATCTCTTATCATACAGCATTGCGGACGCTTTATCAGCATCTTCTACCCAGAAGTCTTTACCCTCAACCAGTTCAGTGCCGTCAGCCTTGATAACTCTGACAGAACCAACAACTGGAGTCCAAGCAAGTGTCATAAACTGAGCCTTTGCAGGAACAGTCTCAACAACACGCTCACCAGTATAGTTCATTCTGTCTTCGGTCATCTTGCCCAGACCATAGACACCATTGAACAGGTCACCACGTCTTACACCGCCCTTATCGGAACCAGCCACGTAGTCAAGGTAAGTGACGTAACCAGTCCAAGAAGACATAGGTGATACTAATACTAATTCAGGTGCAATCAGGTTTGGTAGTACGGCGTTCGTTAAGTTCATAGCGAACATCTTCCACTGACCTAACTGACTTCTCTGAGTACCAACAGAGTTGGTAAAGTTTTCATTCATGAAGCGATTTACGTTATCTAAGCATTTCGCTACCATTAATTTCTTATAGTTATCGAGTCTCTTGCCCTGATGCTTTTCAGCATAATACTTCTCGGCAAAAGCCATACGATTCTTATACTGTTCAAGTAAATTAGCCATTTATATTTTTTCCCTTTATCTATTATAAATTTTTTAAGGCAACCACTTCATCAATCCTAATAATTGGTCATCAACATAATCACCATCTTGGAATTGATTGATGCTTGGTTTCTCAGGTAAAGATTCCTTCACTGAACTCATATGATTGATTTGGGAAGTTCTGAATGGCAGTCTTTCAATTGCTATTTTATTAGAAGAAAGGCTTTCACAAATTGAATTGATGTCATTAAATGAATAACTCTTTCCAAGTCTATTCTTTACATCATCGGCAGATATTCCTAAAGCATTCGCTTTTTCGGTAACGTACTTATCAATGGCCTTCTTCGCAATAGCTTTATACCTGTCAACTTCCTCATTTAGTTTGGACAGTTTTTCTTCCAATTGTTTTTGTTTTATGAGGGAATCTTTTTGCAAGTCTCCTATTTTAGACTTATATGATTCTTCCTTCTTTGAATAGGATTCCTTTAATGCGCCGATAGATGACACTTTTGATTCTTTGCTGTTTTCAAGTTCTTCTTGAAGAGACTTGATTTTAGCGGTCATTTCTCTTGTTAAACTCTTAATATCGGATATTCTTTTTTCTTTCAAGTCATTTTCTTTGACTTGTTCATTCAAGGATTCATTCAAAAAAGTAATTCTGCTGTCTTTTTTTTCTATTCTGGACTTGCATTTTTCTAATTCTTCTTCTAGGTACTTTATTTTTACCTCTAAAGAAGTTGCCTTTTTAGTATTCTCCTGTAAGGACTTGATACTTGATTTGTATGTACCAATCTGACCCTCATGACGCTTTTCTTTCGCATAGCAAACTGATAGCCTCTCTTGAAGATTCTTTACAAGTTTTTCTAAATCAGCATTTTTTAATAGTGTTTCTTGAAGTTCAGTTACTAAATCATCTCCGTCATTGTCGGCTTCTTCTTTTTCGCTTCCCTTCTGTATATTAACATCCTTGATGGATGATTTCTTTAGTTCGCCCGATTCATCCAATGGCTTTTTCTGCGCAAACTCTATTGCAGAATCCAATGAATTGAATTCCTTCGTAAATTTTCCATTTGATAGTCTGACACCTGAACTTGTCAGTTCCACATCATACCCCGCATAGGATAATTTTTCAGTCAGACTTTCATTTATATAAGATAAAAATTCGTCTCTGTTTTCTTCACCGAAATATTCACAGCACATGTCTAACCATTGCTTGAATTCATCATCAGTGTAAAATTGTTTTATCAATTTTAATGAACGCTTTGCTTTTTCCATTGAGATAGCATCATAGTGTTTAGCATCGTGTTCTAATTCACCATCATCATCAAAATCTTCATTTAACTTTATACCTAGACTCTCTAAAGTATCATTCATAACAAGTCTGTCGTTATCATTTGATTTATTAAGGTCTTCTAATAATGCTTGTTTAAGAGATTTATTGGAATTAAAAGATTCTGTTACGGATGTAAGTCTTGCTGACTTAACTGCTGGCACAAGAACGATATCAAAAGCCTCAAACTGATAAGTGTCTGGGTCAACAATTTCCTCGCCCATATAACCATCGTTTATAATATCTCCCTCACCACGAGAAGAAATACCAACAGTTGCACCATACTCAAGAAGTGTCTTCAGAATCCTTCCGTTCGGAGTATCAATAACATCAACAACACCATACAGTTTTCCATCAGGAGATTT